GTCGACGGGATCGTCTACTGGGTGGAGCCGGACTACCAGCGGGGCAAGCCGGCGAACAAGCGGGCCATCTACGTGGCCTCCAAAAATGAAATGTCAGCCCAGACCGCGGACGGCGTGCTGGTGGGCTGGCGGTACGTGCCGTGGGATACGGGGAAAGCACAGATCCTGCCGCTGACGCACGTGCGGCCGATCCGGAGGTATCACCCCCGCAAGCGACTGGAGGGGTTGCCGGCGGCGAGCGTGGCCCGACTCGCCATCGAGAGCCACCACCTGGCCAGCAGGTTCAACAAGGCGGCGCTGCGCAACGGCGCGGAGGTCGGGGCGGTGTTCTCGACCGATCAGCCGTTGTCGCCAGAGCGGCACAAGGAGGAACTCAAGCGGATTCAGTCCCGGTACGGCGGCACAGAGAACGTCAACAAGCCGATCCTGCTCTCCGGCGGCGTCAAGCTGGACCGGGGCAGCCAGGGCATGAAAGACATCAACTGGCTGGAAGGGATGCGGCTCAACGCCGGGCTGATCGCCACGGTCTACCGCGTGCCCGTGATCTTCCTGAACCTGTTCGAGGATGCGACGTTCAACAATGCCCACGTCCAGGAAATCATGTACTGGACGATGAACGGCCTGCCGCACAAGCGGCGGATCGAACGGGCCTTGGCGGAGTTCTTCCTGCGCGGCGACCGGAGTCGGTACTACATCAGCCTGGACACGTCGGACATCCAGGTCCTGAAGGACCAAGAAGCCGAGTTCATGGAGAAGACGTTCGGCCTCACCAAGTTCAATATCGCCCGCAACGAAATCAATCGCCGGTTCGATCACGGGTTCGAGGAGCCGGCCTACGGCGAAGTGCCGCTGGTGCCCGCGGGGCAGATTCCGATGGACGTGCTGGTAGACGAGGCCCGGGCGTCGTTGCAGGCCGTCAGCGCGCCGGAAGGCGAGCCCCCAGAAGAGCCGGCGGGACCGCCGGAAGTCGAAGAGGCTCACCGCAGAGCGCGCAGAGAGCGCAGAGAAGGCGACCGGGGAGAACAGTCTCCCGCAAAAAGGGCCTCCGCGTCCTCTGCGCCCTCTGCGGTTCAAAGCTCCTTGGACCTGGGCGACGGGCAGAGAGAGGGGGCCCTGCGACACGTCCGCCAGGTGGTTGAAGCGGCGAGGAACGAAGCCGCCGAGACGCGCAGTGCGACATCGAAAGCGATTTACGATCGCTGGTCGAAGGCCACGCTGGGGATGCGGCGAGTGGCACAGTATCGCCTCGCGAGATTCCTTCGCCGCCAGGGGCTGGAGATGGTCCGCCGGCTCAAGCAGGTCGAACTGCCGTATCAGCCGGGCGGCGAAGACAAGGCCTGGGCGGTGCGGGCGACGTTCGAGAGCGTCATCGAATACATCCTGTTCGACCTGGACGTTGAGAACGGATTGCTGACCTGGGCGTTCGCCAAGACGGTGCGTGACGGAATCGAGCTCGGCGGCAAGCAAATCGAGACAGAAGTCGGCGGAAAGTTCAGCTTCAACATCGACGATCCGGCGATCGGCCAGCACATCGAACAGCAGGCTATCCGTGTGCGCCACGTCAACAAGACCACCATCACGCAGATCAGGCGGTCGCTACAGAAGGGCCTGGAAGGTGGCGAATCGCTGGAGGAGCTGGCCGCGCGGATCGAGCGGGCGACCAAGGGGGAGATCGCCGGGGCACGGGCCTGGCGGATCGCCAATACGGAGATGACCGAGGCGATCGGCGCGGGCCGGCAAAAGAGCATGGAACAAGCCGGCGTGACCGGCAAGAAGTGGCTGACCAGCGGTCGCGGCGTCGAGCCGGACGGGCCGGTGCGGCGAGCTCACCAGTATGCCGAAGACGCCACGTCCAAAGAACCCGTCCCGGTCAACGCCCGGTTCACGCTACTCGATCCGGAGACGGGCGAAACGGAACAGGCAATGGCGCCGGGTGACGGGAGCCTGTCACCGGGCAATCGGATCAATTGCGGTTGTATCAATCTGCCGGCCACACTGAAGGGCGGCAAGGCGATCGACCCGGCCCGCTATCGGACGTGGGCGTTCTACAGTTACGCCGACCTGGTGCGGGATCGGAAGGCGAGAAACGCAGGGGCGTAGGAGGATCCTCATGCTGATCTACAAGGTGCGGGATTACGCGAGCCTGGTGCCCCGAGACTTCGGGGACCGGACACGAGAGAGCCTCCTCGGGACCTGCCTGGCGATTGCCCCGCTACGCGAGCGAGGGATCAATGAGCAGGACCGGGAGGCGACGTTCGTCGTCACCGATCCGTCGCTCGATTCCTACAAGGAGATCATCGACGCCGGGGCCTTTGACCAGTCGATTCCCGCGTACATGCGCAACCCGGTCCTGCTGCCCGAGCATCAGCACGTGCTCTACGGCTCGCCATACGTCGCCCTGGTCGGTCATTGCCGCCGGTTGGTCCACGACGGCGACGCCCTGTTGGGCACGTTTCGGTTTGACGACGACGTGGTCGGCGAACACAGGTGGGGCAAGGTCCTGTCGGGCTCTCTCCGAGCCGTCAGCGTCGGCTTTCGGCCGGTGAACACGAATCGCGACGCGGACGGAATCCTCCACTACACGGAAGCCCTGATCAAAGAATTCTCCACCTGCTCGGTGCCGGCGAACGACAACGCCTTGCTGGTGAACGCCTATATAGCCGGGCAACTGGGACGTTACGCAGTGGCCGGCGGCGATGGCGGGCGGTCCGCCGAACTGGCGGCCGCAGCCGAGGAGTTGCGAGAGGCGGTGGAGTCGCTGCGAGCCGAAAGCGCGGCGACCTTCGGTGAAGAGCCGAAGCGAACAGCGTATGACGATCACGCTCAGCGGATCGAGGGTATGTGTGAATCGGTGATCGCGGCTATTGGATGACCACGGCCGCCTGGACAAAACAAGGAGTATAAACAATGGATGCGTTAACGCAGCAAATCGAGAAGCTGGGCGGCGCCGTCGAAGAGATGGGCAAGGCCCACAAGCAAATCCGCGACCAACTCGTTGCGGAAATCGAGGCCCGCACGGACAACCTGGGCGAATGGCCGGCCGCCCAGGAGCTGGTCAACGGCCTCAAGAATCTCAAGAACGACCAGGAGAAGATGACCGCCCAGGTGACCGAACTGGCCGACTCGGTCACGCAGTACGAGCGGCGGTTCAAGGTGCTCGGCGGCGAGGAGACCGGGGCGTCGGCACTCACCCGGATCGATCCGGGCTACTACGCCCCGAACCACAAGCGGCACATGCCCAACGCGACAGCGGCGAAGGCCCTGGCCCTGTTCGTGCACGCCGTGGTGACCAAGAGCGCCAAGTCGATCGAGCGGCTGGAGGAGCTGGGTGTCGAGCTCAAGTCCGTCGATGACATGGCCGAGCGCGGCGCCGTCATCAGCGACGACGAGGCCGGCGGCGTGTTGCTGCCGCCGGAGTTCGGCGGCGTGATTATCGGGGCGATGCCGAAGTACGGCGTGGCCGCGCAATACGCCGACGTGGAAACGATGGCCAGCAACAAGAAGACGTTCGCCAAAGACGACGACGAGGTAGAAGTCTATGCCCTGGAAGAGGGCCAGGCCCTGACCGAAGTCGAGAAGGGGTACGAGGCGGTGGCCCTGGAGTGCAAGCTCTTCGGGGCGTACACCAAGTGGTCGGCGGACTTCGACGAGTACGGCCTGGTCAACCAGGGCGAGGCCTGGGGCGTGAAGTTCGCCCGGGCGATCGCCAAGCGCATGGACCAGTGCGTTTTCACGGCCGACGGGACCAGCACGTACAACAACATGGTGGGCCTGAAGAATCACGCCGACGTGGCTTCGGTCAGCCTGGCCGGCACCAAGACGGCCTTCACGGACCTGGATTACGACAAGCTGGTGGACCTGATGGCGGCGGTGCCCGACGAGATTTACCAAGAGGGCAACTGCCGGTTCTTCTTCAGCAGCAACATGCTCTGGCTGCTGGCCAAGCTCAAAGACGGCGAAGGGCGGCCGCTCTACGCCAGCCCCACCGAGGGCATCACCGCGTCGATCCTCGGCGACCCGATCGCTCGGACGGCGGTGCTGCCGCGCCTGAGCGATTCGGCGTCGGGCACGAAGTTCATCGGTTACGGCGACCTGCGCCGAGCGGTGAAGCTGGGCGTCCGCACCCAGATGGCGATCAAGTTCAGCGAGCACGCGCGGTTCATGAACGCCGAGAACGTGCTGCGGGTGCTGACCAGGTTCGGCTCGAAGGTGACCTGGGCCAATGCGTTCAAGTGGCTGAAGACGGCCGACGCTTGATAGCGGCGAGTGATTAACGCCCCGCCTGCGGCGGGCTGACCCTTACCAAGAGGAGACGTTGAACGATGCACATCGTAGATCCCAACAAACACGTGAAGGTCCTGCAGTTCGTCAAGCCGGCGTCAGTCGCTGCGGGAACGGTCAACAGTACGCCGGTAGACGCCAGCGGGTTCGGCTGCGTGCTCGCTATCGGCCTGGTCGGGACGATCCCGGCCGATCACACCGTGGCGATCGCGCTGCAGGACGACGACGAGTCGGGTGGCAGCTTCGCCACGGACCGGGACTCGGTCACCGGGCTGGCCGCCGCCGACAGCGACGTGGCTCAGAAACTCTCGCATGTTCGCCAGGCGGCGGGCAAGTACACCCGCGTGCAGATCGTGCGGGCGGGCACCGGCAGTTCGGTCATCGGCTACATCATCCTGGGCTTGAACCCGGGCGACATGCCGGTCGACGATGCGTAGCGCGCCGCACCCTCTGGCGGCGGTGGATTGAACGGTAATCGACGGCTGTTCGAGCCGCGATTGAAGGAGGTTCAAACAGTGACCACAAAAACCTATCGGACGCGCCGGGCAATCGACGTTCCCGGCGTCGGGTCGATCCCGCGCGGGGCGACGTGTGATCTGACGGAGCAGCAATACCAGGCCGACAAAAACAGCCTGGTCAAAGTGCCAGCCCCGTCAGCCGCCAACAGTCCGCCCAAGTCCGGCGGCGGTCCGCCGGACAAGAACACGGATCGCATGGACACGGATCACGTAACCAGGTGACGGCCCGGGCACCGGCCCCGGTTCGCCGGGGCTGGTGATGCCCGGGTCCACAGATTGCGCAGATTGCGCAGAAGGAATGAGCAATGGACGATCTGATCGAAATCAGACCACGAACGCGAACACAAGTGCAGGTGACTCACCAGGCCGGGGTGCTCTTTGACGGCAAGCAATACGCCAAGGGCGACACCCTGGTGATGAAGCACT